CATTTCTTTAAAATAATCCTGACAAACTAACCATGCGAATATAACAAGACACATTGCTAAGTCATCATTGCATCCCTCTTCTGCTTCAAATGATTGATGTTTCTGAGCAAATGTTGTTAATTCTGAAATAATCTCATAATCACAAACTAATATCTTATCATCTTCTAAAAGAGTTTTCAAGTTGGAACATCCTAATTTTTTAACTGCAGATGTAGTTCTTACACCAAGTTGAGTTTTCTTACCTGAGAAACCTTGACCTACGATTTGACCGTTTCTACCTCTCATAGATGCCATTAGAACATTTTCATATTCAAGATCATACTGAAGAATACTTGCTACTTGATCTCCTATATCATTTACTTCTATTAATAAGTATGACTGATTATACGCTTTAGCAACATCAAGAATAATATTAGGGAATAACATAGGTTTAATTTCATTATTCCTATACTTAGCAACTACCTTATATGGAAACTCTGTAGTATCAAAAACTATAAATGCAGAATAATCATTACCAAGTCCTCGTGCCACATCAACCGTTATTATATAATTGTGCTCTTTTATTGGTTCTTCGTAAATATCAAGACCAGCATTTCTTTTAATTGGTTCTTCATATACTAAATTTCTGAGTTTTGTTGCACTGATAAGGGTATTAACAGAACCTAAGAATTCACATTCAAACTCAATTTTAAATTGCTGTTCTGATGTGTTAGCAATAGTTTGTTCTTTCCATACAGCATCCCTACCAGGAACTTCACTCCAATGAACATCAGTAGGAACATATTCACTCTTACCTTTTTCACTATCGTGCCACATACGATAGAAGTGATTCATACCCCTTGGGGTAGAAACAATAATTACTTTAGTACTTTGTCCAGACGTAATAGTAGGATAAACAGAGGCAAAGAAGTCATCAGCAATGTGATTCGGGATGAAGGCGAACTCGTCAAGAAAGATGACATTATAGGAACCACCTCGGACAGCAGATGAAGACGTAGAGTTAGCAGAAATTTTTGATCCATTTTCTAACTCTAAAGAACCTTTATTCCATGATATTATACCTTGTTGCATCCAACTAGGCAAATTTTCATATGCAAGTTGCAATCTGCCAAGTAAATCTCTAGCAGTGGACGCTTTGTTCGCCAGAACAGCAATGTTGACATTATCATTGAAAACTGCATAATGTAATAAGTATGATATACAAGTTGTAGATTTACCTGTCTGACGAGGCATCTTACATATATTAAATCTATTCTCGTGGAACCTTTTAATTAATTTCTCTTGGAAATCGTACATATTAAAAGGAACTAGTCCCTCATCAAGAGAAACAATCTTTATATATTTTCTAGTAAAATATATTGGGTCATCCTTACACTTCAAAAACTCAAGAATATTATCTTGAGTAAATTCAATCTGTGTATTTGCTTTTTTTAAATTGGGATTACCAAGATATACATCATTAACAGACATAATTTATGACCGAGGTTTATTATCAATTAATCCTTGCTCTTTTAGAATTTTAGATAAATCAGAAGTTGAACCTACAAATAGAGCATTATTAGTAACTTGACTTGGACCTTTTACTTTGTCTTCATCAATTTCTTTTACTTTCTTTTGAAGTTCCATCAACTTATCAGTAGTATCAGCAACTGACTTAATAATCTGTCCTGCAACTTCATATGCTCTTGGACTTGCACTTTCACCAGCAAGTTCCATTATACCATTAAGCGATTCTTGTCCTTTCTCTATTAATGAATATAAATTAGCACGGGTATAATCATAATCTTGATCAACATCATCAGTAACCTTCTTTAAAACATCTTTTCTTCTGAGACATCCACCCTCATCAACATTACTAACTTCAATACTACTAGTAGTATTAAGTGCTTCATCAATAGGATCATAACTACTTTTCATGATTTAAACGTCCGTCTGTCTTGTTGGACTATAAGTTTTACTATCACCAAAATCAGTCCAAGTTTCAGTAAATCCAAAGTCATCTGCTGGTCCAGCAGTAATTGGATCAGGAACTGCAGTATATCTTACTTCTCGTTTTGCTGTAGAAGTATCTGTACCAGAATGTTGATCAACAATAACTTTTTTAATAAGTCCATCTGATGTCTGAGCAACAGGACCGAATAGGTAAGTTTTTGCTGTAAATGATAATGTATATATCAATGCTCTTCTTACTTCAAAACTTCCTTCATAATCATCTTGGAAAGATATATTATCTAATATAACAGGAATATCTCTTTTTTCTCCAATAGCAGATACTAAATCAACCGTTAAAGTAAATGAAGGTTGGAAAAATGGCATTATCTGTTCGATAATTTGTAGTGCATCATCATTCAATTTACTAAAAATATTTAACTCAAATCCAATATTATAAGGAACAGGCATATAAACCTTCTTCATTTTATCACCATCTGCTGCCTTAAAAGTCTGAGTGACTCCTGTTTTTCTTGAAGGGTCATACTGAATAGAATTCATCTCAAATGACATTCTAGGTAAAGTTATGGCAATTGGTTTTGCTAACTGTGATTGCTCTTGTATTTTTGCCAAATACTTCTGTTGTGGTCCATAAGAAAGACCCACTTTAATATCATCAAGAATTGTTCCATCAGCCTTCTTATGCTTAATATTAATGTCATTAAACAGAGTACCAAAAGATATAATGGTCTTTCTTATAATTTCGTGATAAAAATATGTTCCTAACATTAATAATCTCCGAATGGGTTACTTTCACTAAAGTCTAATAATGAATCTGCTTCAGTTTCTATATCTTCGTTAGTTTCCCATGTTTGATCAAAAGCATCTAAATCATGGTTCTTAACAAGATATGTAGCAGTAGATATTGAACCGACGACTATTTCACCGTCATAGAACTTACCTGTATTTAGTGCTACCTGTAAAGTAGTTGGTGGATCAACTGCGTTTTCATCAGTATCCTTCTTGAAGTTTCTAACTTTTGCAGTAACTCCAGAACTCTGACCTGTAACATCTTCATTATAGTAGAATGTACCAACACCAGTTCCTGGAGTATTGAATACAATAGTTGGAACAACAGTATATCCAATACCAGAATTTAATATTCTAATAGTGCTAATTCCTGCACCAGATTCAGTTTCTAATACTGGATGTATTATAGCAGTATTGATTCCAGATGGAGGAGCAGTAACTGTAGATAGTGGTGTAGATGAATAACCAGTAGCACCTGCAGCAACAACAACACTTTGTATACCAAAACTAGTTGATATAGAACAAGTAGCAGCAGCTCCACTACCACCACCACCACTAATTGTGATTATTGGTGCCTCTGTATATCCAGCACCAGTATTAGTCATTTCAAGTCTATAGATTGATGTAATACTTGATCTAGTAGTAGTGATAGCAACTGCACTAGCAGTAAATCCTCCTGCAGGAGCAGCACCAATTGAAACTATTGGTGTTGATGTATAACCAGAACCATCATTATCTAAGAATATTTCTCTTATACAACCACTTGATATACCAGCAGTTGCAGTAGCAGTTATTCCAAGACCAACCAAATTAACAGTTGTTATATATCCTTCATCTTCTACAGTATTATCAACCTCATCAATACTAGTATCAATAAGTTCATTCTCATATTCAAATAATTCACAACTTAAATCATAAGTATAAAGTTTACCTAATTGGTAAAATGGTTTTTCAAATTCTACTCTTTTAATCTCAAATAATCTTTCACCTAGAGGAAAATAAATTAAATCTCCTTCTTTTGGTCTACTAACCAAATCAGCAAAGTCATATCCAGTAATTCTACCCTCTCTAATTCCAGATGATATACCTTCCAAAAATGGTGCAATAAAATCTTCAAACCTTTCTCTAGATATTGTAAGATTTACTTCATTTTGTAATTTCAATCCAAATTTAGTCATTACATCACTATCAGGAGCATATCCATCATAATTATTTAAATATGCTTCTATAAGAAAACTATCATCAAATTTTGATGATTGAATTTCTTTTATAATATTATCAGTCGTAAATATTTTTCTAGGAAGATAATATACTTCAACACCATATATCTGTATCTGTTCATTAATTAAATCTTGAACAAGATTTTGTTCACCACTAGATCCTTGTAAAAAATAGGAATTTAATGTCATAACTAACCGATAAAGTCATATGGAGGTAACTCATATTCTTGAGTCATTCTTTGTTTAATATCGTCAATTTCTCTTTGGGCATCTTCATATAATTCTCGACCATTAAGTTCTACTCCACCTGGAAGTCTAGTTCCTCTAAATTTAAGTAAATTTTGTCCCCATTGTCTTTTTATAAGTGCAGTCACATATTTTTTAAGGAAACTATCATTATAAACACCAGTAAATGTATTAGGATCTAAAATTCTATAACAATCAATAATCAAATAAGTATCTTTCGTTTCAGAACCCCAATCCATATCAATATATAATCTTCCTTGTCTTTTATTAAATCTTAGTTGTTTATCT